CTCGTTTAACACAACAAAATTTTCAATACATTCAACAACTTGCCGAAATCATACAAGAATCAGGTGATATTGGCGAATTTGAAATAGACATTTTCAAAATTAGTATATATTCTATGGAAACGTATGAAAAAAATCTCATTAAATTGAATCGATAACATATTTATCTATGAAACGAAAACAATTGTTATCTAAAATAAGGAATGCAATGCAGCAAACCAAAAGTTTCCTTCAACGTTTAGTATCAGACTCAAAGTCTGGTGACATATCATCTAGAAGACTTATTGGCGTGCTAGGATTTTTATCGTTAGTAATAATGATGTTTGTAAATTCTTTATATCCTAAATCTATTGCACCAAACGAACATTTAATATCAGCTATAGAATATATTGTTATTGCTGCCATGTTTAGTACTACAGCAGACAAGTTTTCGCCTCACCAAACAGTAAAAAAAGATGAAAAATTAGCAGTTTAAAGGGTATGAGTAGAATGAAAACATTTCTTTTGGTAAGCACAACGACGACAATATCATTTCTTTGTACGTATTTGATGAATCTAACAATAAATCACTCCGAGCAATATTTAGCAGTTGTTGCAGTAGCATTGTTAGATGGATTCTTTGGTATAATTGCGGGAATCAAACGAGAAGGATTTAAAACATACAAAGCTCTTAAAGTACTTCAAACAATTGTAGTTTGGATCATATTTTTAACTACATTGCTCATTATTGAACAAGGATATCCGGGAACGGAATGGTTAAGTGAAACTATAATATTTCCATTTATATTTTTCCAAGTTGTTAGTGCACTTAAGAATGCAACAATGGCAGGATTTATTGAAACAAAACTATTAACACAAATATTAGATAAAATAGATCTTCACAAAGGAGAACGAGAACACACAAAGGATTAATATGAGTTTAGATGTTACAAAAATTAAACAAGTTCCACTTTCAGAATCACAATATCTTAAAGAAGAGGCAACAAAAACACAAATCGTTTTACACCACACAGCAGGTAATTCATCAGGCGTAGGGACAATTAAAATGTGGAATACGGATGATAGAGGTCGTATTGCAACTTGCGTATGTATATCAGGTAAAGGACAATCAAAAGATACATTTGATGGAGAAATTTGTCAAGCATTTTCATCAAAGTATTGGGCATATCATCTAGGTATAAAAGGGGATGTATTTAAAGCTAACGGGGTACCTGCTAAAAATTTAGATAAAACATCAATTGGTATTGAAATTTGTAGTTGGGGGCCATTAGAGAAACGTGGTGATAAATTTTACAATTACGTAGATAGAGAAGTACCTGCAGATCAAGTTACTGAATTAGAAACTCCATATAAAGGACATAAGTATTACCATCGTTATACAGATGCACAAATTGAATCAGTTCGACAATTGTTATTGTATTGGAAACAATTATATAATATAGATTTAACGTATCACGAAGCGGATATGTGGTCAGTATCTAAAAGAGCATTAAAAGGAGAAAATGGAGTATTCACTCATAATTCTTATCGTAAAGATAAAAGTGATATACATCCATGTCCTAGAATGATTGCAATGCTTAAATCTTTATAAATGAATTATAAACACGTTGCACTATCCTTTGCAATGTTTTTGCTAGGACAAATTATCGTATGGATACAAGTAAATGGGCCAATGATATGGCCATGGGCTAAAACACACAAGTTATGGCTAATGTTATTAGGCGTACCTATAACTTGGCTATTCATGGAAGCAACACGTTTTACAGTTAGTGGATATGGAGGACTTTTTTGGCCTGGGCGATTTACCTCATTTGTTGCTGGTATATTCATTTTTACCATAATGACTTACATGTTTCGAGAAGAAACAATTAACTTGAAAACGGCTATATCGCTTCTATTAGCATTTTGTATAATACTTATTCAGCTCTTTTGGAAGTAGCAATATTTATAATAGATGCTGAATGAATATAGAACACATAGCACTCTTAATCCAAAGCTTTGGGAAGGTGAACACCTAAAACAAGGCCTTACTGAAAAATTTATACGTATTGCAAAAGCATTTTTTGATTTTTTAGAAGTCCCAGAGAATGTTCAAATATTAGATATCTTATTAATAGGTAGCAATGCAAATTATAATTGGACTAAAACATCTGATATCGATTTACATGTTGTTATAGACTATCAAGCAGTAGATGCTAATTTGCATCTTGTTAAAAATTATATGATGGCAAAGAAAAGCATATGGAATAACAATTATCCACTCAAATACAAAGGAATGGATGTTGAACTATATGCTCAAGATTGGAATGAACGATTGCATTCATCTGTAGGACAATATTCAGTGATGCATAGCAAATGGATAAAAAAACCTAGTTCGGATACAATTAGTATTGACGATGAAATGATTGAAGCAAAAGCAGCTCCAATTGAATATGAAATTCGTAAAATAAAAGAAACTGATCCTCGCATCGAACATAAAATCAAAGACATATTGCAACGTTTATATAAAATGCGACAAACAGGATTAGAAGCCGAAGGTGAGTATTCAGTAGAAAATTTAGCATTCAAGAAACTACGTAGTCAAGGTCTAATAGCTCGTTTAAAAGAACTAAATGATACTATTAAATTGGGTCAAATACAATTAGAACAAGTATTACAAGAAGGATATGAACCAAGTATAGCAGAATCATTAGCGGCTCATATGTTAAAGAAAAGTATGTTAGATGATGCTGGTTGGCAAAACATAATAAAACATTCTGGAGGTATAGAAGATGCACAAGGACAATGGTCACATCCAGGACGTTGCACCATGATACCTAGTAGCAATATCACAATGCGTAATGTACCACATCGTGTTTTAGGAATTGATGATACTGGTCATAGCATCATAATGCATCCAGAGCAAACATATTCATATCCAGGCTCACGCGTATTTGAAATACCCATTACGCCTCAACAACGTACCTTATTAATTCAATTGCGCAATGCAATACAAAATGGAGCTCGTTATGTCTAGTAGAGGTTTAGGAGATGATATCAAGAAAATAACTGTTGCAACAGGGTTAGATCAACTCGCAAAAAGAATTGCACAGATACTCGATGAAGATTGTGGATGTGATGATCGACAAGAATGGTTGAATGAAAAAACAAAAAATTGGCCAATATATAAAAAAAGGAACATAAATGGCGATAATAAATAAAACGGGTATTACTACCGGAGGTACGATACAAGCTGAACATGTAACTCGTGCAATAGATGCATTAAGTGGCGGGTCAACGGATACTATAGTAGCAACAGGATCATTTACAGGATCTTTCAAAGGCGATGGGTCACAATTAAGTGGTATTTCTGCCGGATTTCCATTCACCGGATCGGCTCGTATAACTGGTTCATTATCTATAACGGGTAGTGTTAAAATATCTAATGCAGATGCGTCGAGTCCATTTATAAATGTTCAATCTGGAGTTACTAATAGTGTCGATATATCCGGAGCTTTCATTACGTTACCCGGAGCTACAATTTCTGGTAGTAGTCAAACATATGTAGATTTATCAAAAGCAAATAGCTATAAAGCAGGGTTGAGTATACCCGTATCATCAACAGCTACGAATGCTACCACCGGATCTATGTATTTTGACACAGGATCCAGAAGATTATATATATACGATGGAACTCAATGGACATATTCTACTTTTACAATACTAGCATAACATGTAAATTATATATTTATATAAAAGAAAGATTAATTATGAAACTAACAAAAGAACAAGTAATGGGTATCATTCGTCATACCTTAACTTTCGTAGGTGGTATTGTTGTTGCTAAAGGTTTAGTAGACGAAGCAACAGTAACTGAAATTATTGGTGGTGTACTTACACTTACTGGTGCAATTTGGTCTATCGTAGCAAAGGCTTAAAATGAAAAAACGACTTAACGAATGTGGTTGCGGTTGTGGCGGTGCCAAAGGAGGATGTCAAGATTCTCATGAAGGAAGTATGGCTAAACATGATGCAATGGAATGTGCAGATGATGCTCAAGCAGTTGCTGATATGATTTCCGAAACAGATAACCTTCCAGAATGGTTAGAAGCTAAAATAACATTGGCTGCGGATTATATGAACCGCGTTAAAGATTACCTAACACATTACAAACAACATGGTGATATGATGCCAGGGTTTGGTGGTAACGTGACACAACCACAATTCGTTCCGGTTGATCCGCAAAACGGAGATATGAAACAATTCATCAAAGAAATCATACGCAAAGTTAAAGGCGGATATCGTTTATATAGTCATAAAGGACGTAACCTAGGAACATTTGATTCCCGTTCTGCAGCAGAAGAGCATGAAAAGCGAGTTAATTATTTCAAAAACAAAAAATGATGGAAAAACTAAAACATCTTTTAATTGAAGCTAAAACGGGTTGTCCGGTTGCAACTCAGGACATTCATGTTAACTTAAAAAATAGACAACATGCAATCGATGAGTATTTTTATGGACCAGCAAATCCAGATAAACCAGGGTTATATTGGAAAAATGCAGCTAAACGTTGGAAAATTGATGAATCAACAGCAAAGACCATGAAATGTGGTAATTGTGCAGCATTCGATGTTTCAGATAAGATGTGGGCATGTATGGCTAAAGGTATTGAAGGTAATGAAAAAAATATTGATGCTATGGCGACGATTGAGAAAGCCGATTTAGGATATTGCAATTTTCTTCATTTTAAATGTGCAGGAACACGAAGTTGTACTGCTTGGGTAACTGGTGGTGCTCTAGATGATAAAGATTTAACAAAATGATGAAACTTAAAAACATATTGGCAGAAGGAGATGTTGTTGATCCGAAAGAATTAGCAAAACCATTTTTTAAAGAATTTTACAAACAAATGAAAACATCTCCTAAATTTTCTTATTTAGGATTAAAAAATAAAGAACATATATTCACTGCACCTATAGAAGATTTAGGAACATTAAAATTAATATTTTCTAAAGCTGAATTTGTAGCAAAAGTATGTGATAAATATGCTTACTTTGGGATTGTTTATTTACTTAATGGTTTAGAACAATTTGATGCTACGGTTTGTCTAATTCAAAAAACGAGTAAAGGTTATGAAACAAAGTTATTTGATGATTCAGATTCTAGTTTTAATAATTCAAAAACGAATTTTTCTAATATTATAAAAAACATGATGTAATGTTAAGTTATAATGTAATAAGACCAACCTATCACGATATTCAAATTTCAAAACCATTACCAGACGACGTTGCAGAGCATGTATTATTAAATTATACATGTCACGTAGATCATGAAGGATTTGATCTAAATGAAATTGAACAGGAATATTATAAATATAATAATATTTCATTAGAACATGACACTACATGGTATAAAGATGGGGAAGCTGAAAAGGGAGCTCATGCAATAATTCTTCCATGGATTCAACAAAATGAACAAACTCCATTAGTAATAGATCATAGTCAGTTTGTTATTCGGCATCCATTATCAGGCGCCGCTGCAGAACAAATAAAACAATATGCAAAGAAACGTCCTGAATTATTACGTATTCTTAGTGCAGAATTTAAGTGCGGTTTGGATTTATGTATTGATTATATCACATCAGATCGAGTACATCCTATAGTACATATTGAATGGGATTATCGAGAATTCTCGGATATGTTAGATGACATTGAATATGTAGAATCATGTTTACAAGATACAGATTGGGAACGAATCTTACCAATAATAACTAGATTCAATTACATGTCAAAATATTCATTAGATGCATTTCAACAAGCTGATTTTAGATCCATGTTATTATTTGGAAGAAAATCATACAAATTGATTCCTACATTGTAATATTTATTAATATGAAACTAATGAATTTACTTTTTGAATCAAAAGAATCTAAAAAAGATACTTTTGAATCATTTGCTGATACTAGAGAAGCGGGTGCTGAAAAAATTGCCGATACAGCACATAAGAAAGGCGGGTTAGCACTTTTAACTTGGCATCATTTCAAAGTTAAATTACCTTATTACAAAAAAGCTGCAGCAGGTAAATTTGATTTAGAAAAAGCTAAACGAGAATATGAAGAAACATACAAAAAAATATCTACTTCAATGTCTCAAATTGAATTTCAAAGGGAGGTTGGACGTTTAGAAGTACTTGGAGAGTTGATTATTCGAGAACAGAAAGGTAAATAATGGCAGCAAAAGTAAAAGCATCCGCAACATCTACATTCTTAAAGCGTCCAAAAGTAAGTCGCCCAGGTGTTCATTCAAAATGTAGAACATCTAAAAGCAAACAATCAAAAAACTATAAAAAACTATATCGAGGTCAAGGAAAATGATTCGTTTAAAGTCTTTATTGAATGAAAGTAATACCCCCTTATCAAAGAATCCAGAATTCATCGGTAAAGGGTTACAACTTGCAAATTCTTTAATATCTACCGGATTTTCAAAATCTGAGGCAGCTGCGATTGTAGGAAATATGTGGGCAGAATCTACATTTAATGAATCTGCAGGAACGATAGACGGTACCGATGCTTTCGGATTAATACAGTGGCGCGGAGATAGAAAAGATGCATTAAAACAATATGCTAAATTATTAGGTAAATCTGCTACAGATATGCAAACACAAATTTGGTTTCTTAAAGTCGAATTAAAAAACGGATATACTAGTAAACAATCAGACGGAAAACTTATTCCTGGTTTAGCTAAAAGTATTACTAATAGTCCTAATTATGAAAAAGCCATGTTTAATCAAGCAATGTCATATGGTACAACGATTCAGGATAAAGCATTAGGATTTGCAGTTAAGTCGGAAAGAATGGGAGCAGCAGAATTATCTAAGAGCAAAAAATCTAGAATGGAATCTGCACAAACTATTTACGATAAACTTTAATTCAATTTGGATAATTCTAAAAAAATACATATTATAAGTTATGATCGCAGAAAATTTTATAACAAGATTATTTGTAGACTCAATCAATGTCATGAAAACAGATGATTGGGGTTGGCCAGATACTTGGGACGTAGAACGCAAAATTAAATTTCTAGACGATTCGTTACAGTATGCAGAAAAACGAGAATTGTATGAACAATGTGCAATTATTAGAGATGTTAAAAAAGAAATCGAGAAATAAACGTGGCACGTGGCGAGTCATTTTGCATGACGATAATAACATCACGTTTGATCATGTTATCAATTGCTTAATAGATTATTGCAGTCATAACGAGTTTCAAGCACACCAATGTGCATTGATTACTCATAATAAAAAACGTTGTGCAGTATTCGTTGATAGTTATGTTGTATGCGAATCTGTACGAGAATTATTAACAGAACAAGGTTTAACAGTTACATTAGAAAAAGATGAGAAAACTAATTCAAAAAATTAGAATCGGATTGCTGCATGCAGCATATCATCGCAATATGAGAAAAGCTGAAACGGCTCGTTCTAATCAAGACATCTTGAAATTTAAAAAACATGTATATGCCGCAGAAGATGCTTGGCGTAAATTAGTTATATTAATCGAAAAAAACAAACAAAATGGGTAAAAAGTCAGCACACACCGGAGAGTCTCCAAAAGATCGTTCCATCAATATCATGGATAAATTTATTTCGAAAAACATAAATCGAAATAAAAATCAACCATTCAAATCAGGAATTCGTAAAGATCCAAATCTACCAATTCACTTATGGCCGTTGAAAGATCAAATTGAATATTGGGAAACTCGTAGCGATTCAGATCGTTTCAAAGATTCATACCCAGCATACTCATATTGGATTGCTGAAGTACAAAAACAAAGCAAGGTTCATCCATCATTTTTTACGGCACAAGTCTTAAAATTAAAAACAATGCTTCAAGAAATGTTTGATGCATGTACAGACCCACGCGAAGCTGTTAGAGAGCTTAGAAAGCACGGAGTATATTAATGGAAGATAAGCAGTATAAATACATATATGGTATAGGCAAAACTGCCTTAGACATACCGGAAAGCGAGATTCGCTATGCAATGGAAAATACAAAGTCTAATGCTGAAGCAGCTCGCTTTCTCAAAGTGTCATTTACAACCTATAAAAAATATGCTCGTTTATATACAGATAGAGAAACTGGTAAAACTCTATATGAACTTCATAAAAATCAATTCGGTATTGGAATACCAAAAGACGTACAGAAAGCCAACAAAGGAATATACAGCATAACAAATATCCTAGAAGGTAAGCATCCTAATTATCCAACATGGAAGCTTCGCAATCGGTTATTGGCATTAGGAATATTTCGAGAAGAATGTTCAAGTTGTGGTTATTCAGAACGCAGAGTAACAGATGATACGGTACCATTGCTCTTAGATCATATTGATGGCGATGAAACAAATCACGTTGTAAGTAATTTGCAAATGCTTTGTATGAATTGTTATTATCAGCAAACAGGTAATCCTTTTAATCAAGACAAAGAAAAATATTGGAATTACAATTTGCTTGAATGATATTTATTATAGATGATATCAATGAAGGCATTAATTATAGAAGGACGCTATGATAGTTTAGTTACTAAATTATCTAATAAACTTTTATCTATCATCAAAGACAGTTGGTCTGCAACTCAAGATGCTGAAGGACGATTTGCCGGAGAAAAGATTTACTTTAAACAAGGAGAATCTGTCCCAGAAATCCTAGATGATGATCAACAACGACACATTTATTTTGAAGAAGTAGAAAACGCAGATATTCCTATAGAATTCTATTTGCAACTCAAAGTGCAATGGATTGAAGGATTAAATGATTTACGTACAGGTGGAGATGCATACAATGAAACAAAACGAAATGCAGATGAATTGCCACTTATAGAAGTACGTCTCAAAATAGACCCAGCTGAATATCCTAGGATTCTAAGTGAGGTTGCAATAGATCTACGAGATACATTGCGCCATGAAATAGAACATTTAACACAAAGCGGTTGGAATACGATCGATGGTAAATATATTAGATCTGATCAGTCACTACGAAACAAAATAGAATCGGGGAAATTGCCGCCAGCACGTTACTTTACATTGCCAAAAGAAATAGATGCAATGATACAAGGATTATATTATCGTGCTAAGAAAAGCAAACAGCCATTTAAAACAACAGTAGATAATTATTTAAATATATGGGTCAATAACGGCACAATGACTACGCAAGAAAAAGAAGCAGTTTTAAAAGTTTGGCGTAACCGTTTACCAAAATTAGCAATAAGGCAGGAGTTGTAATGATAAAATTACACGATTTAATGAATGAAGATTTGCGTCGTTGGGTCAAAGAAAAATGGACAGATCAGCACGGTCGACCATGTGGTAATTCTAAAACCAAAGGCGTAAAGAAATGTCGACCTAGCAAAAAAGTTTCTAAAGATACTCCTAAAACATGGAGTTCATTTGATAAAAAAGAAAAAGAAGCTCTAGTTAGACAAAAAAGAAAAGTGGGCATGGGCGATCGTACACCGAAGGCAGAATCGGTTATTGACGAAGAAAAAAAAGCAAAACGAGATGCATGTTACCACAAAGTAAAACCTAGATACGCTGTGTGGCCATCTGCATATGGGTCTTTAGCATTATCAAAATGTCGAAGGGTCGGCGCTGCCAATTGGGGAAATAAAACAAAGGAATCTATGGAAGAAATGTCAATATGCAATGAATGTGCAATTGCAATGTTAGAAGACATCAAAGCTGGTAAACATGTAATTACAGAAGCTGAATATCAAGGACGTACGGTGCAATTAGGCAAACCAATGCGTGGGGATGTAAAGAAATTTAAAGTCTACGTTAAAAATGACAAAGGCAACGTTGTAAAGGTTAACTTTGGAGACCCTAATATGAGAATCCGCAAGAGCAATCCTGCACGTAGGCGTTCATTTAGAGCTAGGCATCGTTGTGAAACTCCTGGACCGCGTTGGAAAGCTAGATATTGGTCTTGTAGAAAATGGTAATTTGATTTTTTAAAACATTTTCATATATTTATTTGTATGGAAAAGATAGAATTAACTATGCAAGAAATATGGCAAGCAACACGCCCGGTAATTCAAAAGAATCGCAAGAAGTATACTAGGAAATCAAAGCATAAAAATCAAAATATTAGTGCAGACTATTAAAAAAATTATCAAATAGGTTGGATTTCGGCTCTTTATTTTATATAATATAGAAAAATAAAAGAGCTATGAAAAAAACAAAATCAATTGGCGTAGTTAAGTACACGCAAGACGGAAAAGCTTTCATTTCCGAATGGGGAACTGGTAATGACATTACCGATTTGTTCCGGTCTATTATGGTTAAACATGCAATAGAGAATGACGAAGCATTAGTATTTGATCATGAAACGGGTCGTGCTAAAAGAATTGGATTAGACCAAATTAATCAAGAAGAAGTAATACTAACCTCAGACCCGCAAACTATGTCTAAACAAGAACCAGATCCGGTATTAGCATTGATTCAGAATGCACATAAAATTAAACCCACTAACTTGGAAATGTCTGACATCAAATGGAAGTATTTGGTTAGGTCAGCAGTTAGAGGTAAAAACATAATGATGGTGGGTCCTGCAGGTTGTGGTAAGACACAAGCCGCAAAAGAATTGCCTAAGGCAACTAATCGTCCATTCTTTTATTTTAACTTAGGTGCTACGCAAGATCCTAGAGCAACCCTTATCGGTAATACACACTTCAAGGATGGTCAGACTACATTTGATGAGTCAGCATTTGTTAAAGCAATTCAAACTGAGAATGCCGTTATCTTATTAGATGAATTATCTAGAGCACACCCAGAGGCATGGAACATATTAATGACAGTTCTCGATGAAGGTCAGAGATATTTGCGATTAGATGAAGATGTTAATTCACCGACTATTCGAGTTGCAGCAAATGTATCCTTTATTGCTACAGCAAACATTGGTACCGAATATACTTCAACGCGTGTATTAGATAGAGCATTAATGGATCGATTCGAAATCATCGAAGTTGATATTTTATCTTTATCTCAAGAAGAAGATTTATTGCAGAAAAGATTTGGTGATAAAGTTAGTACAAATTTAATTCACGCAGTAGCAGATATAGCAGATGCAACTCGTAAGGAATGGAGATCAGAAGAAGGCAAACTATCAACAATGATATCAACTCGTATGACAGTTAGAGTATGCGAATTGTTAGCTGATGGGTTTTCTTTATCTGAAGCTTCAGAGGTTGCAATTATTCCTTTCTTTGATGCATCGGGTGGTGCTGACTCTGAAAGAACATTTGTCAAACAAATTATTCAGAAGCATATGGCAACTGAAATGAAAGATATATTTAATACCGGTCAAGAACATGACTCTAGCGGGTTACCATTTTAATTTTTCATAGCTCGAAAAAGAGGCGTCGTAGAACAATTCGCTGACCGTGTAAGTCCTCTTTTTTTTACATTTCCGGTTGGATATTACTGGATAATTTCTTATAATATTTATATAAAAATAAAGATATGAAAAAAGTAGATAATAGAGTTACAACGTACGTTCCTAAGTATGCATCTAGCTTTTGGTTAGATAAAGATTTTGATACTGATTTCAAACGTCATGATGGCGGAATTGATTTAACTAAGTTAGCTGCAGCTCAACGAGCTATTGGAAACTTTGTTAACATCGTAACAGGTAAGCAGATCCCAGTAGTTTTTCAAAACAATGATTCAAGCTATACAGACGGAGAACGAGTTGTTATTGGTACTAGTATTCGAGATAAAGAATTTGATCCAGCTGTTGGCTTGGCTCTTCATGAAGGATCTCATATCTTACTAACAGATTTCACATTGTTTAAGACGCTTCAAGGTGGAACAACGGCTGCTATTGAAAATACAGTATTTGCAAATGCAGTTCGTCTTAAAGGTCTGGATCCAGATTTAACAATGACACGTGAGGAATTTCAATTGATAAAAGAATTGTTCAATTGGATTGAAGATCGAAGAATAGATTATTATATTTATACTAACGCTCCAGGTTATCGTATGTATTATGAAGCAATGTATAATAAATACTTTAACGATAAGATTATTGATAAAGCATTAGAGTCTGGTGAGAAATGTAATGAATCTATTGAAGATTACTTTTTTCATATCATCAATTTTACTAATCCAAAACGTCAATTGGGATCATTGAAACAATTGAAAGCGATATGGGATGCAATCGATTTACAAAACATAAGTCGTTTACGTAATTCAGCTGATGCATTAGATGTAGCGTGCGATGTATTTAAGTTAATTAAAAATGCCGTACCGGTGCAAGAACAACCATCTGGATCAAGTAATGGTGGAGATAACAAAATGAGTAACGGTGCCGGATCTAGTGATGGCGATGGTAATGAAGAATCTATAGATGATATCGAAGGCGATGCAGAAGGTGATGCAGAAGGTGATACTGCAGGCGATGCTGATAGTGATGATGACAATCAATCAGATTCGATGACTGATAAACAACTTGAGAAACTACAAAAAGCTTTGCAGAAACAAAAAGACTTTCTTAACGGTAATATGAAAAAAACCGGAAAGTTATCAAAAGCTCAAGCTGCTACCGTTAATGCATTAAGAGAATCTGGTACAGAAGTACGAATGGTTGATACTGCCTTAGGTGGCCCAATGAATTCAATTGAAACAGTTGTTATTAAAAAATTGACTCCAGGTATCATTTGTACGATGCCAAGCTTGTTTTGTCCAACAGCCGAAAGTTATATCAATAACAGATATAATTATGAATCAGATGTACAGGCAAAATTGGGTCGAGCGATGCAAATTCAAAAAAACAATGAAGCAGTTACTAAAGGTATTATTTTAGGCAAACAATTGGGTCGCAAATTGCAAATAAGAGATTCAGAACGAACTCTTAAGACTACGAGATTGGCTGCAGGTAAACTTGATAGAAGATTAGTTTCGCAATTAGGATATGATAATGTTAACGTATTTCATAGAATCGTAACGGATCGTTATAAGAAATATTTTATACATATTTCAATTGATGCATCGGGTTCGATGTCAGGTTCAAAACTTAGAAATGCAATAACATCGGCAGTAGCAATAGCACAAGCAGCTGCAATGACAACGGGTATTAGAGTTCAAATATCACTACGAGGTACAGACACAATAACTGGTAATAGAGAAAAAACGATTACTTTGTATGCCTATGATTCTGCATATGATAAAATGACTAAGATTAAATCGATGTTTAAATATCTAGATACATTTGGATGCACCCCAGAAGGTATTGCATTTAAGAGCATTGAAAAAGATATCAAGCAAGATGCAAAAGGCGATGAATGTATTTTCATTAACTATTCAGATGGTGAGCCATCAAATGTAACAGGTACACAATATAGTTATGATGGCGTAGAATATACACGTAGAGTTGTGAATAGTTTCCGAGAAATAGGAATGAATATTATTTCATATTTTATTTACGAAGGAACAGTTTGGGATTGTACCAGAGCACAATTTAATAAAATGTATGGACCTGATGCTCAATTCATTGATCCGGTCAATATGACACAAGTATCTAGAACAGTTAATCAAAAGTTCTTGGAAATGGCTGAATAAATTAGTATAATATTTATATAAAAGTTATAAGAAAGAAAGGTTATGAGTAAACAAATCGAATTCAATTCAGATGCCCGAGCCAAATTGAAGGCCGGAGTTGATGCGTTAGCTAACGCAGTTAAGACCACACTAGGTCCAAAGGGAAGAAATGTAGTTATTGGCAAGAAGTTTGGAAGTCCCCACGTTACTAAAGATGGTGTTTCTGTTGCAAAAGAAATTGAATTAAGCGATCCAGTTGAAAATTTAGGTGCTCAAATGGTGAAAGAGGTAGCCTCTAAAACAGCAGATATTGCTGGAGACGGAACCACTACTGCAACAGTACTTGCACAACAATTGGCAACCGGAGGATTAAAGGTTGTTGCGGCAGGTTCTAATCCAATTGATTTGAAACGGGGTATGGATAAAGCTGCAGCAACGGTAGTTGGAGAGCTTAAGAAAATGTCTCAAGAAGTAGGTTCTGACAATGATAAAATCAAACAAGTTGCAACGATATCTGCAAACAATGATGAAGCTATAGGAAGTTTAATTGCAGAAGCCATGAAGGTTGTAGGCAAAGATGGCGTAATTACCGTTGAGGAAGCAAAGGGTACTGAAACTGAAATAAAGACAGTAGAAGGTATGCAATTCAATCGTGGATTTCTATCTCCTTACTTTATAACTAATCAAGAAAAGTTAACTTGCGAAATGGATAATCCTTTTGTATTGTTAATTGATGGTAAAGTATCAAGTATGAAAGAGTTGCTTCCTATATTAGAACCAGTAGTTCAATTAGGTAAAGGTCTTGTTATCATTGCAGAAGATGTCGATGGAGATGCTTTAGGAACATTAGTTGTTAATCGCATCAGAGGTGCACTTAAAGTTGCCGCAGTTAAAGCTCCTGGATTTGGTGAATCTAGAAAAGCACAATTGGAAGACTTAGCAGTATTATTAGGTGCAACGGTTATTTCAGAAGAACGAGGATTGACTCTAGCTGAATGCGATATGGACGTATTAGGTAGTTGTGAGAAGATTGAAATCAATAAAGATAAAACGACTATCATTAATGGATTTGGTGAGTCCCAACAAGTACAACAACGCATCGAAACTATTCGTCATGAAATCGAAGAAGCTAAATCAGATTATGACAAAGAACGTTTGCAAGAACGTTTAGCTAAATTAGCCGGAGGCGTTGCTGTGTTATATATTGGTGCACCAACTGAAACAGAGATGAAAGAAAAGAAAGACCGCGTAGATGATGCATTAGCAGCAACACGAGCAGCAATCGAAGAAGGAATAGTTCCTGGCGGGGGAGTTGCTTTGATTAGATGTCAACCTGCATTAGAAGCACTAAAAAGCACCAATGCCGATGAAAATATTGGAATCGATCTAGTTAAAGCTTCAATCGAAGCTCCACTTCGACAAATTGTTGAAAATGCTGGCACCGAAGGTGCAGTAGTTGTAGCAAATGTTAAATCAGGTACAGGTGACTTTGGTTATAATGCTCATAGCGGCGCTTATGGATTAATGTATGAAATGGGCGTTATTGATCCAACTAAAGTAACCAGAACGGCAGTAGAGAATGCAGTTTCGATAGCATCAATGATTTTAATGACTGAATGCGTTATTGTTGATGAGCCATCTAATGAAGACGAACCACAAATGCCAATGATGTAATGCAAATACAAGTACATAACGACGTAGCATACAAAATTCTAAGGACGCAATTTATTTCACACTTCGCTCCTAGATTAGACGAACAACCAAACATGGAATATGTACAAATATATAGAGACTGGGTTGGGGCAGATCATGTATTGAGAAACTCGACCCACTTTCTTTTTTGTGAAACAATTCCAGATGTAGATTTTGAAATGTGTGAATAAATTAATATAATAAGTTATGACAGAAAAACAATTACAATTGCTAGGATTCAAACGAGAAGACAGTTCGGATACCATTACGAGTACAGATACAGAGACGGGAGAAACGACAACAGATTCATCATTTTATTACTATACTTATGATGTAGTTATTGGTTTCGGATTTATTTCTTGCGCAAGTGATGAAGTAGATGAGACGGGGCAATGGTATGTAGAATTATTTGATACTCATCCTAATATTCGTTTCACTGAATTTGGAGAAGTACAAGCATTGATTAATTTACTTACATCTAGAATCATATGATTAAAAGAAAACGACCAACAGGTTTGCGACGTATGTGGTTAGGAATACGTGTATTTTGTATAGGATTTATAATATATCCCGTTGCGTGTTTTTTTATTGCGATTCAATCATTATTTAATAAGAACCGAGATGAATAGTTTAGATAGACAATATCAAGATCTATTGTTTGAAATTATAACAACGGGCGTTGTAAAGGAAACTCGTAATGGTAAAACCGTATCGGTATTTGGCAAACAAATACGCCATAAAATGAAAGAAGGATTTCCTTTACTTACAACCAAAAAAATGTATTGGAAAGGGATTGTAACAGAGTTGTTATGGTTTTTAAAGGGTGACACAAATATTAAATACCTTGTTGATAATGATTGTCATATTTGGGATGGTGATTGCTTTGCTAACTATGTTAAAAACTTTACTAAATATGTAGATTCATTACCTGAAGATAGTGAAACAGAATTTATTATCAATAAGGATAAATTCATCAACAAGATAAAAACAGATGATGAGTTTGCTAAGAAGTGGGGTGAATTGGGTCCTGTGTATGGGGCTGGTTGGCGTAACTGGAATGGTAAATCTGATGACGAACTTTATGAAGACTATTTGAAAAAAGTTAAAGTAAAAACTAAATAAAAAAAGTAATTATGGAAAAATCAAAACAATTAGAAAGAATTGTAACAAAGATTCAAGAAACATTCCAAATGTGGGAAACAATTGGAGGAACACCGGAAATAAAACAGGAATATGAAATTAAACAATTTCCTAAAATGTATCATCCAACAGATGACTCAATTAGTATTCCTTTGTTTGTTGATGGTAAAAAAATAGTAGTTGAAATTAAAACCGTTTAAGTTATGGAAAATACTAATAATGAATCACAAGAATTGTTTGTGCAAATGTCAGCACAACAAGTTTATGACAAATATATTAAACCAATGAGCGACAATCCTAATTACATATTACCAGAAAATGGCGCTATGTTATTTTATGCTAAAAAACATCCTGAGGGATATGATGTGGATAAAATAATATTTACTTCTCTTGAAAAAGATTATTGTGTTTCCTTGATTGAATCTGTGATGGATTCTGAAGATTTCGCAGGCTGGCCATTTGGAAAATAATCACACCCAACAATTAAAGCGCCTTTATCAAATTAAAAAAATATATAAGTTATGGAAAATTTCGAAAAATTAAATTTAAAAGTTAGAATTCAAATACTTGATGCTAATGATCAAATTCTTTTACAATCTACAGTTGATCAAAACCATGTAAATGATCTTAAAGTTTATCAAAATGTTAGTCTTGTAGATGAAACATATCTAATGTTATTAGATACACTAAAACAAAAAATAGATAGTGAACCAATCACACCCAACAATTAAAGCACCTTTAATTAATTAATATGAAAAAACCAGATAACGTTGCTGATAATCCTGGACTACTATCTTATGCTAGTAACGTTGGTGCACCTGTAATTCAAATTGAAAATGTTGAAGGATGGAAACAACGAAATGCTCACTCCGTAAACAAACAATTTCAAACTCGATTTGAAGAATTAAAAGAATCATATCAAAAACTTATTGAAGAATTTAAATGGAATGACCTTGTTTATTCTGCCAAATATAATTTTGAGCCAATAATAGGAGAAACATATCATTTGTATTATAAACACAATGGTGATATTTTTCTTTCATTGATTGATCCAACACAATGGGCATATGAATTTATTGGAAGCTTTAAATTAGATTCAAATCATAAATGGAATAAAATATAATATGGAAGACATAAAAATAGTACATTTAAAAAGCAATGCACAACAATTAGAAACATGGATTGCGATGGTTAATGGAGAGATTGTAGGGCATATCTACATGGAACGGGAGCGAGATCAAAAAATTAAATTCTTAGATGCTTGGGTACATGAAGAACATCGTAGAAAAGGCATTTTCAGAATGTTATGGGAAGCTCGTTGGGAACATGTACAAAGCAAATATCCAGGCTGGTTGGCGTATGCTTGGTGCAAACCTGCATCATTACCATTGCTTCTTGAAAAAGGATTTGATGCTGGAGAAACATGCACATACGTTGAAAAAATAGTTGATTAAAGGTTGGATTATGTTGATTGATTCCATATATGGAACCGAAAGAATTTATGTGGAAAGTTGCAGAAGACAAGTACATAACAATTACAATTGATGACAATTCAGATATAAGTTTTGTATTGAATATGACTCATATGTGGTTAGATTTAGGTTTATTGATGGGACATGATAAACGTCATGGTTTCATGTATTTGTGTACAGAAGATGTATTTGCAGCAGGTAGAAAAGATTCTTTAAGACGTTCGTGGCGTGTATCCGATACGGGTTATAGATATAGAGCCATATCGGGAAGTAAAAAAATGGCAGCACCTGTTCCTGCTTGTATAATGGGACAATTGTATGCAAATGAACAAGACCAAAACATTATTAAATCTAGTTTTATCAGATGTTATGGTAAAAAAAAGTTAGAAAAAGTTTGTCAAAAGGTTGGATCGCATTAAAAAAATGCTTATATTTATAGTATAATTAAAAGAAAAAGTAAATAAGAACATATTTATAACTAGAAATGAAAACAAATATTAACATATCAAATTGCTTTAGTTGGTCGAGAACCAATACGGTGATGAATCATGGCCGCGAATATGTTGCCCTGACAATTCAAGATCCGAAGCAGTATACAGGGAGTCCCGGGATAAGTTAGTATAGTATATTTATATAAACGAATTTGAAACCCGGGTCATTAATTTGATTCGGGTTTTTTTATTGCTCTGTAAGCATTGATGGCGATGCGCGTGACTTGTAATCATGAGAAATCAGTTCGATTCTGGTACGGAGCTCAAAAAGAAAAAGTTCTTTGACATATTGGCCTTAAATTGTCCTCTAGATTAATTGGCAAATCACCCGACTTTGACTCGGAAGACTCCTGGTTCGAACCCAGGGGGGACAACACAAAGGAAGTCTAATTTAGCCGGCGCTAAACCTGGTCTTGAAAACCAGAGGTACTGAAACATGTATGGGGATCGACACCTCAGGCTTCCTCAAAAATAA